CTTGGCGGGGCTGGAATCGCCATCCCTGCGGACGGGTCTGGTCGCCGTTTGGGCGGGGGTGGCCTCCTCGGGGGTGGCGTACTCCCAACGGACGACCCCTTTCTGCCGGGCGTGGCGGATGGTGATCTCGTTGGCGAAGTCGTCGGCGTGGTCCTTGAGGCCGGCACGGCCGCGGCGCTTGGTCAGGGCGAACTTGAAGACGGGTTCGTCTCCCTGGCAGCGCTGGAGGCACGCGACCTCGCGAGCCCAGTTCGTCAGCTCGCTGGAGCCTGAGCCTGCGTAGGCGAGGTCAGCGACGGTCTGGCCTTCCTTGTCCTTGGCCGAGCGGGGTTTGGTCGTGTGATGCACGGCCATGAAGACGGCCCCCGTCTCTTCCAGGACTGGGTTGATGCCGTGGCGCAGGAACTCGGTCATCTGCTTCTGATCGGAGACCTCGATGCCGCAGAACGACATCAGCGGGTCACAGGTGAACCAGTCCGCGTTATGCCGGACGATAAGTTCGCGCATCCGCTCGATGAAGGCAGGGCCGACCGAGTGGGTGTCGCGGTAGATGTGAAGGTTCTCGTCGAGCAGCCGTTCCTCGTCCGGGTAGAGCATCAGGCCTTGGCAAATCGATTGGAAGGCCTGGGCGACGTCGCCGGCGTCGTTCTCGGCCTGAGCCATGACGATGCGCAGGGGCCGCTTGGCTTGGATGCCGAAGAAGGGACGGCCGATGGCTAGGCAGATGAGCATCTGCAACGTGAAGGACGACTTGCCGACGCCCGACTGCGAGACGAGCAGCAGGGAGCCGCCTTTGCAGAGCCAGCGGTTCCCGACGAGACAGGTGGGGTCGTTGTCCGCGTCGAACGAGCGGAGGACCGAGAGGGGCATCAGTTCGGCCGTGTCCCGTTTGTCCGTGCGTCCCTTGGCGGCCTTGAGGGAGCCTTCCGTGAATGCGACCAGGGCTTCGGGGTCAGCGCCTTCCTCGTTTGCGTGGGCGAGCAGTCGGCTGGCCGTGAGGCTGATCTGACGGAGGGCGGCCTTGCGCTTGATGAGGTCGGCCCAGCCGGCGTTGAGGAGGGACGCGCCGACGTTGGTCGTCAGTTCTGAGATGTAGTGGGCTTCGGCGGGAGACTTGGCCTCGCGCAGCTTGTTGGTGACGACCAGTTCGTCAGGCGGGACGCCGGTGTCGGAGACGGCCTTGATGGCCGAGGCGATGTCCTGATGCTTCGGTTCGTGGAAGTCCGAAGGGATCAGGCCGTCAGGGAGAGGGAGGGCATCGCGCAGCAGGACGCCGAGGAGGTGGCGTTCCGCGTCGATGGCGGATGGGAGAGGCATAGGAGGGAGGTGGGGTTGTGCCGATGTGCGTCGGCGTGGTCAAATGTTTTACCGCTTGCGGGGCGGTGGCCCGTAATGGTCCACGGCGCGGAGCCGTTTGCTTTTGCCTATCAGGATTCTGTAACGAGCCTTGACCAGGGCGCCGATCGCGAGGGCTTTCTTGATGTAGATGGAGGCCGTGTGCCCGGCCTTGAGTTTCCATTTGGCCGCCCACTGGTCGCGGGTGAGGAAACCCTTGGGGGGCTTCACGGCGCTGCGGTTGATCTCGGCCATCACGGCGAGGAGCACCGGGTCGTTGCCGACGCGGGTGTAGAGCATCTTCTTCTTTGACTTAGCCATCAGTTTAAGCCCCCGTCTTCTTGCTCTTCTTTGTCATCTAGTCGCTTATGAAGCTTTAGAATGGCCTCGCGCTGAACCTGATAAGCTTTGTGCAACTGGGCCAGTTCTTCTTTCAAGTTCTCGTTTTCTTTCTGCAACTTGCAGAAGTCGTTCCAGGCTTGGTGCGCGAACATCATCCAGACTTGTTTGCTCATAGGATCAGGGGGTGAAGGTCTTAAGGTCTTTGGTCCAAATCCATTGGCTTCCCATCTTGTGGACGAGCCAAGCTTTGTACTGGCCGCCGGCGGTCACGAAGCCGGCCACGAAGCCCGACCCCCAACGAGCTGAGGCTAGGCGCTGAGCCGAATAGATCATGTCCTCCTTACGGCAGAGACAGCCGGCCGAGAAGGCGTTGCCGCCCCCGTGCTTCGTAAGGGCGATGCTCGCCAGGTTGTGGGTGTGGCCGTGGATCAGAGCGCCGCCGAACGGGCTGTAATGGAGCCCCTGTACGACGGTGGCGTTGGCTCCGTGTGCGTATCCGTGTATCATAGCCACCGGGCCTAGGCGGTAGACGCCCTTGTCGGCGTGGTAAGGCAGGATGACCTTTGCTCCGCATTTGCGTGCGTGGGCGTTGATGTGGTCCTTCACGCCTTGGCAGTAGTCGCGGACGAGAGCGGAGCCTGAGCCCTGGGCGGCGTCGAGCCTATGCTCATGGTTTCCCCATAACCAGACGTTGGGTCTCCAGCGGGCGAAAAATTGTTTTCCCTCGTCTAGGTCAGCCTGCAGGGATTCAGCGCCTTCCTTGTCCGTGCCGACGCCCTTGCGCAGGGAGCGGAAGTCGTAGTGGTCTCCGCCGGCGATCTTGAGGACGCTGCTCCCGCCGAAGTCCTTCGTGAACTCGTAGAGGGCAGCCAAGGCCTCCGGGTCGGCCATGTCGCCGTGGCTGTCTGAGGCGAAGATGAACTTGGTCAGTTTGCTCATTTGCTTTGGAGGTGCGGGATGGGCAGGCCGGCGTCGTAGGCCGCGAGCATCTCGTCGCGGTGGCGTCTGGCCGTCTCCAGGTCTTTGCCAAGGTTGTGGAGGATGTCGGTCTTGCGCCGACGGATGCGCAGCCACCAGCAGGCGCCGAGCTTCTGGAGGTGATGGTTCGGGTTCTCGGTCTTGATGAAGGCCGGCTTGTCGTTGCGTCCAGTGCGCGTGAACTTCGGGCAGGCCAGCAGGAAGGCGATGCGTTCCTCGGTCAGGCCTGCGCGCTTGGCCCACGCAATCCGCTCGTCGGCCGACATGGCCTCGCCTAGGTTCAGAGGTTCCATGTCTTCGCGAGGTGGCGGCCTTCGGCCAGGATGCACTGCCGGGAGTTAGGGGCGAAGACGAACTCCTGGTCGAACGAGTGGAACTGCTTTATCTCGCAGATGCTGTCGAGCTCCTCGTCGTTCGCGGGGCCGACGCCGGCGGTGGAGACGTAGACGGTGCGGACCTTCCAGCCCAAGTCCCAGAGGATGGACTGGCAGACGCGCAGCTCGTTGATGTAGCGCCAATCGGAGCAGACCACCGTCTCGGGGGCGACCTCGTCGGGCGTCATCTGGATCGGGACGTAGTGGGCGAGGTTCTCGGCGAAGATGTCCGGGTTGAGGGAACGGGCGAACTTGCCTAGGGTGACGAGCACGTCCCGATGCTTCACCTTGAAGGCCTCGTTATGGAAGTCGGCCTCGATGTTGAGCGACCAGAGGAAGTCGTTGGCGGCGTCTTTTAGGTGGGCGGCGAAGGAGGTCTTGCGGGACGGGCGTCGTGACCACTCAAGGATGCCTTCCGCGAGGGTGTCCTTCCCCGCCCTTGCGAAGCCGGAGATCAGGACAAGGGTCGGGGCGGACATGGGTTCCATTAGGCGGCGGCCTCGTTGGCCTTGCGCAGCGCTTTCGCGATACGGGAGGCGATGCGGGTCTGACGCCCGGACATCTTCACCTTGCGCCTGACTCGGCGAAGGTTGATGTCAGGGTTCTTGAGGAGGGCTTCGACGAGCGCCTGCCGCAGCTTGGCGTGGTAATCCATCAGAAGGGCGGGTTCTCCGGCGTGGGCTCGGCGACCGTGGGCTTCTGGGAGCCGCGGGGGTAAGAGAGCTTGTATTTGAACTGGGGTTTGCCCTGCCACTCGCCGTTCGGTTCGACCTCCACGCCGACGAGCAGGGTCTGGCCGCAGGCGGGGGCGATGTATTCCAGGAACTCGGCGGGAGTCGCGTCGAGCCTGATCTCGTTCGTGAACTTGCCGGAGAACTTGCCGACGAGCATGGCGAGCGCCTTGCCGTACTTGCTGGAGAAGTTCTTGCTCAGGCAGAAACCCTTGTCGTCGAGGAAGAACAGGCGGCACGAGGACGTGCCGTCTTCCCAGACCTTGACCTTGTCCGTGCCCTTCGGGCGGATGAGTTTGAGTTTGTACGTCCCGCTCTGGCTGATGTTCGTGAGCGGGGTCTTTTCGTTGTTGGGTTCCATGTTAGGCGTTGGGAAAGTTGGCGATGCACTGACGGACCGCCTTGAGGTTGAAGCGCTTCGTCACGACGTGGCCGACGGCGAACTTGAAGGCCTCGGAATAGGAGTCGGAGTCGAACCAGGCTTCGGCCTTGGTCGATGCGCGGAACGGCCACGGCTCAATGTAGAACGGGTGGATCGTGCGGACGGAGAGGTCGGCGAACTGGGTGACCTCCTCCCACGTCACGTTAGCGTGGCCGGCCTTGTGGGCGATGCCATGCTCGTTGACGATCCAGTCTCGGTTCTCGAACCAAGTCGGAACCTTGAGGGTCTTGTCGGGTAGTTTGGCCATGTTAGGCGAAGTTGATAGGGGCGGCGGTGGTGGTGGACTTGATGTCGATGACCTGGACCTCTTCCGGGTAGGACGGCCAGACGCCCGTGGCGCTGCATTCCTTGAAGAGGGTGATGGCCTTCTCGAAATCGGAGACGGCGTAGGACATCAGCTCGGGCCCGATCTCGCAGACGGCGGTGGCGAAGGGCGGCTCCTTCTCGACGAAGAGGAAACGGAAGCCGAGAGGGCGGCGGCCCGTGGCGAGTTCGTAGACGAGGCGATACCAATAGGCCTGCAAATTGTAGCGGTACGATCGGATGCTCTTGAGCATTCCCGCGGGGGTGGCTTCGCCCGGGCCTGTGGTCTTGATGTCCCAGAGGTAGTCTCCGGCCACGCCGTCGATGGCGGCCTTGAGCGGGACGCCGCAGTAGTCCACATGGAACATCACCTCGGTCGCGTCGAAGACGACGCCGTGGGCCTTCAGCGCGTGGCGAGCGGACGCGGCGACGAGATGGCCGATGGCGGACTCCTCAGCGTCGAGGATGGTCTTGCCGGCGTTGGCCGTGGCGAAGGCCGCCCACGTCTCCTTGCCTTCCTTGGTTCGGCGATCCACCTCGGGGGCGGTCGCGTAGAGGTCGTTCAGGGTGTCGGGCTCGAGCACGGCGGCGTGGACGAACGTGCCGAAGCGCAGCGCCTTCGTCTCCTCCTGGGGGGTGTTGATGTAGGCCTGATAGTGGGCCGGCGAATTGGCGATGAGGACTTTCGCGGCGGACTGGTTCAGCGCCGGGAAGGCGCGGTACTCGTTGCGGTCGTGTATCTGTGGCATGGGTGTGCGTGTTTGGGTGAAAAGGTCAGAGGGCTGCGTCGTCTTCTCCGGGCGTGTGCTCTTCGACGTGCGCGGAGATGAGGTTGCAGAGGTCGATGGCGTTGTCGGCCGCGAGGGCGATGCGGTCGAGCTGATTACGGAGGACGCGCTCATGGGCGACGACGGCCTTGATGCGGTCGTAGATGGGTTTGACGTGATAGGCCTCTTCGATCTTCTCGGCGTCCAGGGCGTCGAGCTCGTTGTTGGCGGCGATGATGGATTCGGCGAGCGCGTTGGCGTCACCGGCTATGCCCTCGAAAGAGGTCGGGCGGAGGGTGGCCAGTTCGCCGGCTAGTTGCGTCAGGAGGTTCCTGAGGTATTCGCGGTTCGTCATTTGGTGAAGGTAAGTTCTTTGACCTCGCCGCTCGGAGCGAGCGTAAAGAATCGGACGACCGAACGGGCGAGGGACGGGTAGGTCTTGCGCTTCCAGGCGTTCAGGTCGGTCAGGAAATCGGCGTGCTTCCGGGCGGTCAGTTCGACGTAAGGGTAGCCGTCCAGGAGAAGCAGCAGGGCGTACTGGCCGCGGACGGTGGCCGCGATCCGCTCGATGCCCTTGGGGGTGTCGCTCATTGGCCGGTCTTTGCGCGGTTCCACTTGGCGATGGTGGCGATCACCACGGCCTTGGAGATGGCGTCGAGTTGATGGTAGTCGGCGAGGTCGTTCAGGACGCGGACGAGCTCGTTGCCGGCGAAGCGCAGTTCAGCGATGGTCTGCATCTGGTTGGCCGACCGTTCCTCGGCGTGCTTGCAGGCCTTCATCCAGAACTCGGCGTGTTCGTCGTCAGCCATGGTTACGGGCCTCCTGCCATTCCTGCACGGCTTCGATGAGTTCCTCGGGGTGGACGCGCTGCGCGTGGCGGACGCAGTACCAGAGGGCGTCGCCGGCCTCGCGCAACCCTTCCAGGCGTTCCTCCAGCTGACGGATTCGGGCGTCCTTGGCGGCGAGGAGGTTGGCGTTGTGCATGGAGCCCATCGCGGCCTTGATGGGGTCGAAGGGGTCGAAGTCGTCGGGCTTGCTCATTTGGTCAGGGGGCGGGGAGCGGACGGGGTAGGGGAGAAGGCAGGGGCTGACTGGGAAACGGCCGCAGAACGGAAGCCAGAGGCCGCCGTGGCCCCGTCGTCGTCCAGGTCAACGGAGATGGAGCAAGCCGTCTGGATGGACTGGCGGCGGATGTAGGTGATGGCCCCGCCGATCTTCTGGGCGTCGAGCCCTTCGGCCTTGACCATCAGGCGACCGAAGTCGAAGCGCTCGCCGGAGGTATGCAGGAAGGCGGTCGAGACGCCGACCTTGCCCTCTTCGGAGATGAGGGTCTGGACGAGCGCCAGGTTGTGGTCGAGGAGGACCGGCTTGATCGCGTCGAGCAGCGCGTCGAGGGAGACGTAGCGGTTCTTGAAGCCCGGGTTGACCTTGTTGGCCTTGACGTTGTCGAGCTGCGCGAGGGCGGCGACCAGGTCGGCCGTCGCGGTGTTGGTGGGTGTGGGTTCTTTAGGCATAGGGAAAGGGGAGTTCAGTCCTTGCGGATCAGGTCGCGGATGTCGGGCTGGCCGATGGACTCCTGGAGGACGGAGAGCGGGACTTGGCGGACCTTGCCGTCGATGACGATGTTGTAGGCGGGGCCGGAGGGCTTCATCGTGCTCGTCAGGGGCTTCGCGAGGACGCCGTCGTGGAGCAGGATGTAGCGCGTGCCGGGGATGACGGCGTAGGCCTTAACCTCGGGGATGTTCTTGGGTGCGGATTTCTTCATAGGTTGGGAAAGGTGTCAGTTGATGACGCCGCGGATGGCGGAGTCGTAGATGAGCAAGGCGTCTGCGTTCCAGTCGTAGACGTCGGTCGTGGGGAAGAGCTCTTTCGCCCGGGCCTTCAGGTGTCGTTTCCAGCCTGCGCCGTGGTCGGCCTTCTTGCCGACGGGGTGCGTGCGTTGCCAGGCCTTCGGGTCGATGCGACGGACTTGCCAGCCCATCGCGACCGAAGCGCCGTAGATCACGCCGACGTTGAATTGAAGCTTGGCGATTGAGGCGCCGGGTATCTTTGGCCCGTAGCCGGCCATCGAAGGCGTCTCAAGGTAGAGCGCCACGCTCTTCGTCTTGCAGGAGAGCTCTGCCATGAGCTCGCAGATTTCCACGTCGCTGTCGGGCATCTTGCGGGACTCGACGCCGTGGCCGTCAACGGACCAGACGAAAGCCCCGTTGGCTCCGGGGTCCACTGCCACGATCATGTGCGACATGAGGGGATGGTCAGCGGGTCAAAACCTTTTGCGAGCGGAATAAATTGCCGACGCGTTCGGCGTAGTCGTTAGGTTTGAAACGGCGCTCGACCGCGCCTGACCATCCCACGTTCCAGACCAGGGCGAGTTGTTCGGGGGTCGGGGCGACGACGCCGATCCGGGCGAAGTTGTCGCGGATGGTGCGGAGGTGGGCGGCCGCGATCATGTCCTGGGCGGTCGCGTCCCGCCACTTCGACCACTGGAAATGATGGTGGCCTTCCCTCTTCAGGCGCTCGTTTGCGTCGTCCCATGCGGCCTTGCCGACCTGATACATCCCACGCTCGCCGGCCTTGCCGACGGCCTTGCGGTTCTGCCCGGACTCGACGACGGCGATGCACTCCAGCAGGGTGGCCTCAGCTGCGGCCGCGGCATTGAAGCCGAGGAGCAGCAGGGCGACGATGGAGAAGGGGCGTTTCATAGGAGCTTCTTTAGTTCAGAGTATTTAACAGGGAAGACGCCCCCACGTTTGACGCTTTCCTTGTGAGACTTCTTGCGCTCGGCTTCGGAAACCTTGCGGACGATTGTAAGCGTGACTTTCTCGAACTGAGGAAGGCCAGCAGAGTCGAGTGAGGTGACCACGTCTTGGTTCATAATAGCCCAGACCTTGCCCTTGTATTTGATGCTCATACGCGTCGAGGGGTCTGGGAGCCGGAGATCACGAAGCCGTCGCTCAGTTGGTAGGAGTAGGTGATGCCGACCCAGCCGCCGGC